ACCAATAACGTCTATGCCACTTGAGTAAGCCTGTAGCTTTGTACTTCCGTTATAAACCAATGACCCTGCCGCAGTAGCAGAAGCACCCGCAGGACCTGCCGCACCTTGCTCCCCTTGTGGACCTTCTATGCCTTGTGGACCTTGTGGACCATCAGGACCTTCTGGACCATCACTGCCTGTATCACCCTTTACGCCACGCAAGTCACCTGTCTGGAAGCCTAGACCGTCAATAGATGTAAATGTAACAGTGCCGTCATTAGCGTTATAAGATGCCCCTGTCCATCCGTCACCTTGATCACCCTGATTACCCTGTATGCCCTGTGCGCCTTGTGGTCCTGTTGGTCCTGTTGGTCCGGGTACAGTAGATGCCGCACCACGCACATCACCTGTGTAGAAACCTAATCCATCATCAGAATTAAAAGTTATGCGACCAGTGCTAGGATCATAAGAGCCACCAGTAAAACCATCACCTGTAGCACCTGTAAGACCAGTTGGACCTGTATTACCAGTTGCACCACGAGGCACTGTAAGAACGCCTGTGTTAGCATCATACGTGACATTCGTTCCCTCACTACCTGTAGCTACTGTGGCTGTCACTAGGTTAGACGCATTAGTTACGTCAGTCATGTTGTCAGCAACTTCTTTGATCAACGAGCTATTACCTAAAGCTAGGTCATCAGCAACTTCCTTAACTAATGAGTTTGCTCCAAGATCTAAATCATCTGCTACTGTTTCTACTTCAGTTATCTTTCCTGCAACAGAAACGACATCACTTGCATTAGTAGCCACAGTGTTAACGCTGTTGATGTTTGTTGCTACAGTTCCTAAGTGTGAGGCATTTAAGCCTGCGACTGTAGTCACATCGTTAGAGATGCCTGCTACCGTAGTTACGTTAGGTGCTATACCTGAGACAGTAGTCACATTAGCAGATATGCCTGCAACAGTAGATATATCCGTGCTTATACCTGCTATAGTGTTTGTGTCAGATACAAGCGGTCCAACAATAAGATTGCCATTTGAATCGAAAGCAAGAACCTTGTCTGCTCTTTGATTGTAAAGGGGCAAGAACATATCGCGATCTAAGTCATTGTTGGCAATATGAATACTGCGACCCAATCTAGTTTGCTGTTGGTTAGCGGCAAGCCATAGACGATCAAAGTCATTATTAACATCTGATGCCGCAAACAAGCCAGACTGTTGATAGTTAGTATCTCTATCTAAATCCATTTCCATAGCAATAGATATGACGTTAGACGCAGTAGGATGTATAGGGTTATTGTTTTCATCTACGAGAGTAAAAGTAATAGTGCCGCCTGAGCCTACACCCACGTTCTCTACTGTGTAATGCGTGTTTAATGTCTGTACGACACCATCTAAGTAGACAGTTACGTCAGAGGCATCGTTAAGCTGAAACGTATAGCTGTATACGCTTTGCCCATTACCAACATAATCATTTCTAGTTGTATTCGCTGTAACTGTCATTTTATATCCTCAAGATTTTGTAAAAAACGCTCATTAGCTTGTTTTGCGTGTCTTAGTATTTGGTCATCAAGTCTACGTAAGGCTTGTTCTTTTGCTACGCCTGTCATTACTAGATTGTCATATATATTATTTCTGCGCTTGTTCAAGTTTCTAATTTGTTTTGCTTTAGACTTTATGTAACTTTTTGACCTAAACATAGCAATGTTATCTTGTTTCCACTGTCTTTTTTCTGCGCCTTCTAACTTCTTATAGCCACGCTCCATTTGTATAGCTTCCTGCGATAACTCATAGAAGTCTTGTACGCTTTGTGCCTGACCGCCAGTTGGGAATCGCAAAGTAAACGCTCGAATCAATGGTATATCAGCAGAGCTTGTGGGCTGTTCTGGTATAGCTTCACCGTTATATTCTCTGACTTTATTTAATATCATATCGCCTGCATCCATAATATACTGACCACTTGTAGCAAATGTGCCACGTATAGCATTGTCTATTTTAGCAGGGCTATAATTTAGTTTTTTACCTAGCAATTTAGCTGTTTCACTAGTGTATTTTGTTTCTCGCATTTCTGGTGGCAAGTCATCTAAGTGTGCAGGGTATATGCTATGCCCTCTGAAGAAATTGTGATTAGTAACGTCTTCAATCATAACTTTAGCTAATGGCGGGATAATAGCTGATGGATCATATATAGGCGATAATGATCCTGCTATACCTTTGCCTAACTCTAAGGCTAAATCTTTTCCGTCAGTCCTGCCTTCTGTGTACGCCCAAGTCAAAGCTCTTTCTGGAACACTGCCGAATATATATCCGATAGTAAAAGGCTTAGGTATTCGCGCCCAAGTGCCACCTACTTTAACCACCCAAAACATATCTTTTTGCCATTGGGGTATTTCTAAAAATTCTTGTCGCTCTTCATCTGGTGCAAAATGCAAATAGTATGAAGTAATAATTACACTTGGTATAGTAATAGATGCAGTAGCATAAGCTATTGTAGCTTTAGGGTTGTTTTTCATCGCCCTAGCAAACTTGTCCATACCTTGCATTCCTGCATTAAAGAAAGGTACAAACTTATTAATATACTTACTTGCATAGCCCCCTCTAGCAAAGTCTATTGACGCATCCCTAGCTTCCATAGCTGACTCTGCATCTGTCATCCCTTTTCTTTTAGACGCATTGTATACGCCTATACGTACACCTTGTTCAAAAATCATACTAGCATCCATAGGAAGTTTTAATGGATTTTTCAAGTATCTTAATATTTTGCTATCGCCTTCTATTAATTCTTTTTGAGCATTTGCTATTCCGTTGTCAGACATGTCCATATAGCTGTTAAACGTGCCGCCTGACTTCATCCAGTCATTATATAAATCAGTCTTGCCTACTCTTGCAAAAAGCCCTCTAACAGCATCTATAGGTGTAGCATGAGCTTGCGAATATATAAATGTGCCATGCACATCTCGTAGAAAGTTTCTTGCCCAAAATTCTGGGACAATCGTAGCCCCTGTTCGCAATGTTGTTGCAGGCGTTGTTGCAAGCCAAGCCAAACCAGTTAGTTGCTCTGGTCTTAATCTTTCCATAGATTTAATTATAGGATCAGCAACTTTGTAAAATTCTTTTTTGCCTTTGTAGTAAACAACAATAGCGTCTTTAGGAGTTATTTGTGATGGTCGATATTCAGTTTTTCCGTCAACCACAAACTTTTGCATTGGCGTTTTTATTTTTTGCACATACTCTGGCATGAACTCTGCCATATTAGATATTTCTATAGCTACTTTATTCTGCCATGCAAGGTCCATAACCCTAAATACATTCTTCATAATCGATTGTATTGGGTCTTTAATTTCTTTTTCAGAACCGTATATCTTCTTGATTACCTTAGATAACCTTGCATCTGAGAATATCTTTCGCCCTGATACTGCACCGCCCATGTCACCAAACTCTTCATCAAGCACACGCTGAAACGGTATGTAGTTTTCGTGAGCATCAAGCATTGCATCTTGCTGTTCCTGCGACATAATACCCGCAGACACAAGGTAGTCTAATATGCGCTTTTGATACTGGTATATTTCTTGCGCGGCATTATCAAACCATCGCAATGACTCGCCATATTTATTATGCAAGGCATCAAGTATCGCAATAGAATCTTCAAGCTGTTGATCAGTTACATTAACATCTTCTATTTCTGTAAGGTCTTGATAGTATCTACGTGCGATCAAGTAATCGTTAAGGTCTTTTTTGCGTTGTGCCTTATCAGGCTCTTTGCCCATGAGCGCGACATCAAAGTCATCAAGAATAGATTTTAAACCAACACCAGTAACCTCTAAGTTGCCTTTGCTATTCATTATGAATGTATTGTTGTTAATAGCCTGTATAGACATACCTGTAACGCCTGCGTACAAACGAACCATTCTATGCAGGTTATTCTGATACCCTTTTTTACTTGCGGCTTTACCTAAATCAATTAACGCGCCAAGCTCATCAAACCATCTGTAATACCATTCTTTAAATATGCTTTCTTTAGGGGCTACCGCCACCTCTTCCTGCACTGCATCCTGTTGCGCTTGTTGCACACCTGACATAACTGTTGGCGCAGGCTCATACTCAGTGCTTGTGTATTCATTAAGCTCTTTGTTAATGCGCTCAAATTCTTGCTCTGTTAATGGTTCTTCTAATAACCCTGCTTGCTCAATAGCTTCTGCCGCAGTTTGTCCTTCTGCAATTTCTATATTGTTTTCTTCTGCGTATTCTTGCAACTCTCTGCTTTGTATTTGCTCCATGTATTCGACATAGGCATCATCAGTAGTATTGTTTAGCTCTTCTACAGTTGCCTCTAACTCATCAACAAGTGCTTGATCTTCTGCAGTGTTCATGTAGTTTTTAGGGTCTTGCATGAAGTTTTCCATAACCTCTATAGCAACAGACATGTCGTACGCTTCATCTGCTTCAAACTTACCAGACTCTTCAATTAATCTACTTTCAGTAGCTAACTGCTCGTAAATTCCATCTGTCTGCAAGCCTTCGTTTTCTTTAAAGCGAAAAATTGCTTTACCACCTATGAGCTTATTGACCGCTAACAAATCAGCTTTATCTGCGCCTGTTTCATACATATAACTTTGCGCGTTTATGCCGCCACTTTCTCGTAGCGTCTGATAAAACTTTTTAGCTTTTCTAGCTTTACGTAAATCTTTTTCAATAGCCGCAAGTTGTTTTTCTTTAACTTGTTCTATCTTTTTGAAATCACCGCTTTGCCATTCATCATAAAACTTTAATAGTTTGCTTTTAATGGTAGGTCTGTCAGGCAACATTGTTGGCTCTATTTCTGCACCAATATCTACATCCTGCACATCTGTCTTATCAACCTCAAGCTCTTGATCTACAAACTCCTGCTGTTCTTTAGCAGACATGCTGTTTATTGCGTCTATAGCTTTATCTTGCCCATAACCCTTTTCAACCAGTAAATTAACGCCTATATTGGCTACTGAGCGCACACTGCCTATAGTAGTTATTAATGCCGCCTCTAAAGCTAACTGTTCGCCAGATGGAACTATGCCGTCTAAGACATCATCCATCGTATACCCTTCATTAAGAGCTAGGTTAGTAGTCTCACGTAAAACATCAGCTATGCGCTCTTCGCCTAACTCTATCAGCATTCCATTCCAACCTGCGCGCTCTAATACTTTTGATACTTTAGCGTTTGGCTGTATCTTTTGATATGCCTTATATAAACCTTCTTTAACTTTTTCTGGTAGTTTATTAATACCATTGACTGCGCTTGTCTTTAACTTAGGCTTTATGCCTGTACGGTCAACTACTTTTGCTATACCAATTCCTGATAGCTCACTAGCAACCTCTGCGCCAGTGTATAAAAAAGCTCTCAACGCACTTATAGCAGGCTTTTCTTTAGCCTCACTCATTACTAGCTGACCCTGATCAGTAATGCCTAAACCACCAATTCTAGCTTCACCGTAGTTTTTTACATTCATTGGCAACATAGCCGCAGTTTGTGTTGTTGCTCTTGCGCTTGCGCCACTTGCCTTAGCTAGTGCCGTTTTTTTAGTAGCTTGTAAAACTGACTTAGTTACACCTGTTTGCGCTAACTTTCCTACACCACCTGTAAGATAAAACTCAGTCATGAACGCAGGTATTTGCGCGCCATAATAGCCAAACTTGCCGCCAAAGTTCATGCCTCGAACTTCCATTTCTATCAGCTTATCAAGGTACTCATCTAACTGCGCCTGCTCTGCTACAGAAACTTCTTTACCTTGCTCTATTTTGTTAGATATATCTACTATCTTTAATGCGTTTTTACCCTGCACTAAACCGCCACCGGGAATTACTTGCTGTGATTCAATAAAGTCTGGTAGCTCAGTAAAACCAATAGGGTTGTTTTCCCATGTAGCAACAACCTCTTCGCCATATCTAGCTTTAGCCAAATCAACTATTTGTTGGCGCGCTTCTGCTCGCTGATCTGCTAATTCAGATGCTCTTTCATTTCTAGGATTAGAGTAGATAATTCCCTGCGGTTCAGCAGGTTGATCACCGAACTGTATTTGCTGTAACTCTGGCTCTGCACTTATTCCACCAAAGTTACCATTATCTTCAGGTAGCCCGCCAAACTCACCAGATACAACAACACCGCCAAAGTCACCAAGTTCAGGAATTGCTTTTTCGGTCACAGGCAACTTAGACTCCAGAAACATTTTTGTGTCTTCATCAAGGTTTCTAACATTCATTAAGTCAGAAATGTCAGCAACAGTGACTTTGCCTTGATCAAATGCTTCTTGTGTTTTTCTCAACAATTCGCTCATAGTCAGCCTTATGGTTTTCTTTCTCTAATACCTTTAACTACATTAAAGTATAGTGTGCCTGATCTTAAATCATTGTAATCGCCTTGCGTTGATACTTGTGGTAACTCAGTTGCAGGCGTTACAGGCGGAACAATCTCATTCTGTATTTGTTGCATAACCTCTGTTCTTCTTCTTTCTAAAAGGTCATTAGCTACTTTAGGGGCTAGTTGCTCCCACAGTTTCATTTCATCATTTGCAACAATAGTCATACCTTCAGATTCTAGTCGCGCTTTCTCTGCCTGCACTTCTTCGAACAAAAGCCTAGTACCCTCACCAGTAAGCTCTGGCGGCAAACTTTCTGTTAGTATTTTATCAGCTTTATACCAACTTTCCCTAATAGCTACTGTAGCTTTAGCTTTCTTAGCGTTAGTTAGGTTATCCATTTGCGATCTAAATTTGTTTTCATCAGACTGTGATAGCTGTCCATTAGTACGCATTTCAATAACTTGATCGTTAATATTGTTAAGTCCTTTTAAATATGCCTCGCCATTCTCATCTAAGTCTAAGTTTGCATTCAAGTCATACAACTGGGATATAAGTGTGCCGTATTTTTCAGGGTTAGTAACTGCATTTAACGCTTTACTGCTATTGACATAAGCTCGTAGTTTTCTAGCTCCGTCTCTGTCAAAAGTGCCATCCATTTCGCCTTTCGTGATGTCGACAAGTTTTTGTTCATCGCTGATCTCGCTATCTAAAACTGTTGTTTGATATCCATTGTAAGCGTTTATTTGAGCTAATCTGTTAGAAGCCTGTTTGCCTTCAGCCTTTTTTGTTTCACCTTCACTAAAGTCTTTCAAATCATTTTCAAGTTGCTCAATAATTGTTTCTTTTTCATCTTGGCTTACAGCTACTTTTTTTGTTGAGTCATTAGGATCGATAACATACAAAGTCTCTTTGTCGCGCAAACTTTCTATAAATTGCTCACCTATTTGCACTCTTTGTATTACATCTTCAGGAGTCTCTATTTCCTGCTCAGTTTCAATAACACCACGATGAAACTCGCCGCGAGATATTTGCAATCTTAATGCGGCTAAGTGTGCAGGCTTGTCGCTTTTAATTTTTTCGCTAGTAATACCGCCCTGCATAGCTGTATTTATAGCTTCAAGGTTTGTGCTTCTAGCATCATTTAACGCTTCATAATTACCATTAAATGCTAAGTTAATTTCAGTATTGCTTCGTGTATTTTCAGCCTGTAAAAATTCAGTTTCATTCTTTTCAAAATTAAATTTGTTTTGCGCTTTAAGTATAGGCGCGCCTGCAAGCTCAATGTTTCTAGCCACTTGCTTATAGGCTTTATCTTTCCATTCTTCAGGCAAATTAGTGTATGCCTGCATCATGCCGTCTAATGCGCCATTAGATATATTAGAAAACTCTTGGTAGTCGCCGTTAGACTGTGCAACTGCGTCATTAATAGTCTGTTGCATAGCATTTTCAAAACTAGCTAAATACCCTGCTCTTGCGGCTACTTGTCTTTTTTGCGCGCCATGTCCTAAAGATGGAGTGTAAACGCCTGTTGCTAATGCTTGTTCGCCTTCAGCATAACCAACTTCTGGAGCCTGCAATACAGCTTGTTCTTTTTCTTCAGCTTTTCTTTCAGTCTTTTCTCTTTCTGCCGCGCCAACAGCTAGCTTCATTGTTTGCCCGCCAAGACCCGCTAATGCTCGCATACGAGTTTCTGCTGAACGATCTACGCCAGTAGGTGTAAACTTGCCATATCTTGTAATAGGTTTTATAGCCATTTATTCTACCCTTGCCGCTGATTCAGCCCCTGATAGTATAGTAGATGCCGCCCCAATAGTGCCTGCATACCTAGCGGCTTCACCTTGCCTTTTAAGCTGTCTTTGTTTTAGGTTTTCACTAAGAGCAATTACTGACTCACTTTCACTAACCTTTCTAGCGCTTTCCAAAGCTATGCTCTCTGGAGTCATGCCAGATATACCACTAGTAGCCATAGCTACCTGATTAGCCGCAAGTGTACGATTAAGCTCCTCACGCCTAGCAAGCTCTTCTGTTTTAGCGCGTAGCTTTTCTTCTTCAGCCTGACGCTCTAACGCCTCTTGTTGCGCCTTGCCAGTTTGATACTGACCGTAAGCACTGACTGCCGTTGATGCACCTATTGCCGCATATAACCAAAACATCGTTAACCTCTTTTATGAACTTATCTCATAATCTATTGCTAGTAAATTAAATGGCGTAGGACCGTCTACAGTGATCTCTGGCGCGACTTCTCTGTTCCACCCATTACCACCATTGCTATCCTCTATAATGCCTGTAGTGGGCTTAGAGGAGCTTAAAAAGCCATCTGGAGTATCTTGCCTTACTTCTGTAAGCACTCCATCAATCTTTACGCCTGACGTTTCTACAACACGCATATTCATCTTATCAACACGTTTCTGTGACAAGTTGTTGTTAGCACCTGACCCTTTAGCTGTAGCGATTGGCATGGTCTTAACCTTAGATACAAAGTTATAACCTATTTCTAATGTGCCATACAATGCTTGCTCATCAGCAGTTAGCGTCACTACACCGTTATTCATGTTACGGTCAGTAAGAACAAGATGGTCATCAGTCAAGGCAGTAGCTCCGCCACGTACATACAACTGTACTTCTCTGCTATTCTTCAATCCTGTATCTACTGTAGAGCCAAATGCAGTGCCTAAATTTTGACCAGTTGGTGCTGTAAACTTCTTAGAGCAATCCATTATGTGGTCAAATGACATTCTGCAAATACAGTAGTCTTCGTGGTCAAATGTAACGCTGTTCTTATCTAGCTTAGTAATAACGTGTAATGCGTTGTTTACAGTAACACATTGCTCAAACGTATCAAAGTCAATGCCTACTTCAAGCGTGTCGCGATCCTGATTAAATCTAGTAAACCCATTGATGTCTTGTTCGCGTAAAGTGTTTAAGACAACAGCAGTACCGTCACCGTTGATAATAAATACATAGTTAGCGTCTTCAGCAGATACAGCAGATACAACATCCATATCTACAGGGTTTACAATAGCCTTAGAGGCTAATACAGATAAATCTATGCTACGGTATGCGTTCTCATTAAAGTTAAACAGGAACTGCTTTAGGCTTCTTCCAGTGCCATCAATAAATAGTGTAGCACCATCCAAAGACATAGTAGGTACGTCAACGCTAAAGCTACCATGTTGTGTTTGCTGTTCAGCAGTAATAGTAGCAGGGGTGTTACCTGTTACGTTGTACTCTGCGCTTTCAGTAAATACGTGTACACCGCGACCACCAGACACATCAATAATCTTGCTTTTAGAGCCGTTAATAGTGAAGGATAGCCCCTCATCATCAAGCCCTTGATCTATTTCAAAGTCTAAGAATGAGCCTGCTTTAGATGCTAGTAAATTCTGTGGCTTTGACTTAGTGCCGCCGAACCATAGCCTACCGTTAGCAAATACACCGCTTCGTGGATAGCCTCGTGTTGCGCTCCATATATCCTCTTTTCTCGACACACCCGCAGTAATAATAATTGCAGGAATATCACCTGTGCCGCCAGATGTGGCAAAAGCAAGCACCGTGGTTAACGTGATAGCTGATTCGCCCGCACAAGTTACTGTGTATAAATGCCCGCTAGTATGTGACACAGATACGCCATTATCACCGAACAAAGGCATATCCTGAACGGTGCGTCTTATTTCTTCTTCTTGTACTGTATACGCTGTATCAGAGCTTGTTAAAGTCTTAGACTCTATACCGTTAATTTCTATTTTATATCTATTGCCAGTAGTCTTGTGATGCTGTAAGTCAATAGTGAATACAGCACTAGTAGGCGTGGGGCTTTGCGAATCATTGTAATCGAACTGTGGGATATTCTGGAATGTAGGCGTATCTATTTCTAGCCTACCCAATCCATTAAAGTCATGTATGATTCTCATGGGGGGTTTGTTTTCATGAAACCCTAATAATACATTTTCATTGACAGCTACACGGTCAGGCAAGTCACTACCATTGTAGTGCATCAGGTCCTGCACCTTAGTGGTAGCAGTGTCAGTTACGCGATATACCGCAATGTTGTTAGGGTCAAACACAAGTAAGAATGAGTCAGTCTTGCTAACGTCAAAGCTGTGTATCTTGTAGTTTGGCGTCAGCCCGGTAGATCTAAAAAATACGCGCACTTCAGCAATCTTGATTGACGTATATGGTGCAGTTGACGATGCTTTGCGAACTAATCGCCAGTAGTTTGCCGCAGTGCCACCTATGCCATCAACATCGATTCTTATGTTTTGTGGAAAGTCAGAGTAAACAGTTGGTACGTCTGCCGCTTTTATCCATGTTGCATTGTTAGTGCTATACTCAATGTCAAACGTATCTTCCTGATGCCCTGTGCCTGAAAGCTGTATTTGAAATAAATCTATGTACTTTTTGTGCGTTGTAGTATTTGTTGGCGTAGTCCAAACTACATAATTTGCGCCCGTAACAGTTGCGGTCGTGTCAACCTGTGCTTCTAGATTACCATTCTGTAAATACGCATGTTGGACAGTATTTGCATTATTGGGCATGTCGATAAAAGGCAGTGCATTTATCATTTGCGTCATACTAGGTGCATGAGATATAAACTCAGTACCCATGCGACGCTTAACGCCACCCTGCGGTACAGTTACAACATTCTCAGCTAACTGCATACCCTTGAAGTACTGGTCAATATCTGTACGACCTTTGATTAGCTCAGACAGTTCACCACTTGTGAAGTTGTTTTGTAAAAAGCTACTCTTAGCCATTAGAACCTCACATCAAGGAATGGTCTGCTCTGTATAGGTGTGGTTGGGTGCTGTTGCGAATCAGTGTTACGCGCCATCTGAGAGGCATTTAGATACTCTCTAGCCATTGCGTCTTTAATGGTTGCACTCTCACTTATAGCGAGAGCAAAGTCTTTAGCCAAAGCGTACTCAAGCATCTTAGTAAAGTATGCGGGGTAATCAGCTTCAGATACGTCATAGATGTAATCGCAGTACAAGTCACCACTATAGTTACAGTACACACGATCACCAAGAACCTGGTATGGTAAGTTAGGATTTAACTTAATTAGTGTAAGTAGATCAGACGGCAACTGATACATTGATGAATACTCAGTGCCTACAGGGTCAGCATTTATTTTAGCCAACTGTGCTTTCTTCCTAGCAAAGCCCCATCTGTGCTTAGTTAGCTCATGCGCTACTATGTTGTCGTATAAGTTATTAGCTACGACCTGTGCGCGAGAGTTGCCAGTAAGAGATGTTAATGGCAAACCACCTATTAAAATTAATGCGTTAGAAACTAATCCTATTTTACTAGCCATGATTTACCTTTATGTAAAAATGAAAAGGGGGGCGAACCCCCCTTATAAGCCTAATTAGGCAGGTGTTGCATCATACTTAATTTCAACCAGACCTGCGACATCACGAACAGCCGCGCCTGCTTTCAACATACCGTTGCACAAGAAAGAAGTCTTCTGTGGAACGTAGTCGATAGAGGTTTTCATGTCCATGCCGATAGCAAGACCAATTGCAGATTTGTCAAATGCGTAAGCACTAACAACATCAGAAGCAACAGTTAGACCGCCTTCTGCACGATCTTCAAGAACAACAACATTGAAGCCTGCAAATGTGTTAACTTCACCATTTACTAGAGCTTTAACATTTTGGTAGTCAGAAGATGATACCTTTTCATCAGCTAATAGACCTGCAAGACCTGCCGCATTAATAGCAACAGTAAGATCGCCAGAACCAACACCTTGCTTAACAAGCTCTACTTTAGCGTCAATTAAGTCAGTAGCCGCAAGAGCAGTAGTAGTAACACCTACAGCAGTTGGAGTAGCCGCATCCATAGCCGCGATTACTAGTTGGTCAAGTCTACGACCTAATGCGCCTGCAATAGTAGTAGCTAGTTCTTGTTTCTCGTCAAAGTTTACTTCAGCCGCATCAAATACGTCAGTGTACTCTGGAGCATTCCAGTTAGACAAAGTGGCTGTAATAAGGCTGTGTGCAACATCCATTGGATCAACATCAGCACTGGTAATTTTTTGATTAGCTAGACCTTTGCCCATTGCACGGAACTTGTAAGTGTCACCAACTACGTTATTACGCACGGTAACAGAATCACGAAGGAGAGATGCGTTTTGGAACGCGTGTTTTACCATGCTGTCAAATTCAGTAACAGCTACTGCAGATAAGTTAATACTCATTATAATATCCTCGAAAAAGAGATTTTTAATTTAATAGTTTTTCAAGGTTTTAGCTGAGTACCCAATAAATTTGGTCAGCATCCAACCTAAATTTATCGAGCCTTAGAAAGGGTATTCGATGCCGTATTATAACACCGAACACCCATATTTGTAAACATTAACCGCCAAATGATGCCATCATCTGCTGAACTTTGCGCTCATGGTTGATATCAACACTGCGTAACAAGTTGCCTTTTTCATCTTTTCTGAACATTTCTGCTTCTACATCAGACCAGGTTAGACCTTGTGGATGCTCGCCACCCTCGATAGGTAGTTTGGCAGGCATAGTTGCTTTAACAATCATCTCTATCAAAGCTACGCTGTCAGCAGTTGTAACTAGCTCTTGTGCCGCACTGTAAGTATCTGCATCTAGGTTGTTCTTCAAAAACCCTTCTACAGTCTTCAGGCGCTGTGTAGCGTTGTCACCTAGCTTCTGCATTTCCATTTCTTGCGAAACTTCTTCTACAGCTTGCTCTTGTGCAGACAATAAATCCCATGCACGACTGAACGCTTCATCAGACATGTTTGTATCTTTAGCAAACTCTGTTAGCTCAGTTAGTAAGGCATCATCAGACTCAATGCCTTCTGGGGCTGTATAGCCATCTTTAGGCGCGCCTTTGAATCCACCAAACTTCTTTTCTAACTCAGTGTATGCTTTTGCTTGCTCTGCTACTGACTGGTACTTATCAGACTTATACCACTCTGGTGTTTCACCTGCACCCTTAATACCTTCGGCTAGAAAATACTCACCCTGATCTAACGTGGGTTCGGCATTGTCTAACAAGGTATCAGAAGTAGCTTCTTGTACTTCGGCTTGTTCTTCGGACATATTAACCTCTTACTTTAGCTTGTTGTATTAAATTGATCACATACTTAACTACACCTGACTCACCATTATGGTAAGCCGCTTCGTAGTCTACGTTCTGCGATTCAAAGGGAGTGTCATTGTTATATATGAAACGTGACGTTAAGTCTTCAAGCACTCGCTTTCCTTCAGGCGTAGAAAAACATCCACTGTAAGCCTTAGCTAATTCAATGGATTTTATCTTCTGTTCTTCTGCGTATTTAGATTCCGCCTCTACTTTGGCGTTATCTATTTTGTCCCAACTCAAAGCGTTGTTTGTCCCTGCATCGGCTTCTCGCCTTCTATGCCCATCTGTGCGGCTTGCGCTCCTGCTTGTATTACTGCTTGCTTCTCACTTTCACTTCTTACTAGTGAGGCAGGCATACCTGCTTTGTTAGCAACCCAAGTACCAAAGTCTTCTAGCTTGAATCCAATCTTAGCTTCGTCTGGACCTGCGTTCTGTAACACAAACTGCACAGCTTGTTGAACAGTCAAAATGTCTTCACTATCCTGCTGTCTTGCTAGTGGTGACATAAACTTAATATCAATGTCTCTACCATCTAACTGTAGGGGCTGAATAATGCCTCTACGAGTCAATATAGCAACAACACGCTTTATAATAGGGATTAATACTTCAGTTTGCAAGCGACCAAATGCAGAACCTATGCGCTTTGCTAGTTCACGCGACTCAATAGCAACCTCTGTAGCTGACCTAACAGCACCAGTAGGATCACGTAGATCGTTGAATAGCGCACGTTTAATGCTCATTTGTAAGTCATTAATAACAAACTGTGACAACTGTAGGTTAGCACCAGTATCTAAACGTCTCAATGATGGGTTAGCACTGTTGTTAGAACCAACTGGAATAACAACCCCTGGGCTTATACTAATATTGTAGGGGTTAGTCACACCGTCATCAGTGGCAGTGTACATACCTGCTAGGTCGATAGCGGCTTTCTGTAGGGTAAACTCTTTAGCCTTGTTCAAAGACTTAACATCAGGCAGGGCTTGTAGTGCAGGACCACGACCACGTACTTCACCTGCTACCTTAGAGTAACGACCTGTAACCCACGGTGATGATGGTCCAAAGTCTTCCATCCATGAGATGCGATCTTCTTTGTTTACCCATAGGCAACCGTAATACGTCTTAGACTTAGGCATATAGACAACACCTTCGTGCGCATCTACCATAGTGTCTGGCTTATCTTTAATTATGTTAGCCATTGTGGGTGATGGTTTAAACCCTGCCCACTTTCTTTGTAAGTCTTTTGCTTTAACTTTGAATCTACGCCAGTGTGTCTCAACACTTCCTTGCGGACCTTCTTCAAACGCAATACCTTTCTGCGGTATGGCATTAAATACAAGCGGCATATCATCGTCATCTTCCTCATCAATTCTAAGAGTACCAGTACCGATTAATAGGTCTAGTGCATGCTCATAGAACTGTGTAGCGAAGTTGGAACGGTTAATA